GATATGTACGGGCAGCCGATCCAGCGCGAGGTGTTGTCCGAACCGCAGACGTCGAAGCTCGGCTGGATCACGCGCGACTTTGCGCAGCATCCGTCGCGCGGGCTGACGCCGAAGAAGCTGCATTCCATTCTGGAAGCAGCCGAGTACGGCGATCTGATGGCGCAGTCCGATCTGTTCACCGACATGGAAGAGCGTGACGCGCATCTGTTCGCCGACATGAGCAAGCGCAAGCGCGCACTGCTCACCCTCGACTGGAACATTGTCGCGCCCGCGAACGCCAGCGCCGAAGAGAAAAAACAGGCTGCGCAGTTGGAGGAATGGTTCACTGACCTCGCGAACCTGGACGACGTGCTGTTCGATCAGATGGACGCGATCGGTCATGGATTCTCGGCGCAGGAAATCGAGTGGCATCAGGTCGAGAAGGTGTGGCTCCCGAAAACGCTCACCCACCGGCCGCAGCGCTGGTTTCGCACACCGCTGTATGACGGCAACGATTTGCGCTTGCGTGACAATTCGTCCGATGGCGCGCCGCTCTGGCCGTTCGGATGGCTGGTCCACAAACATCGTGCGAAGAGCGGGTATTTGACCCGCGCGGGCCTGCATCGTGTCCTGGCATGGCCGTACCTGTTCAAAACCTACGCGGTGTCGGACCTCGCCGAGTTCCTCGAAATCTACGGCTTGCCGCTGCGCGTCGGTAAGTATCCGCCCGGCTCGACGAAGGAAGAGAAAGCCACGCTGCTGCGCGCGGTCGCCGAGATCGGTCACAACGCCGCCGGCATCATCCCGGAGGGGATGCTGATCGAGTTCACGGAGGCCGCCGACGGTTCGAAAGACCCGTTCGAGGCAATGATCAACTGGTGCGAGAAGAGCGTGTCGAAAGCGATCCTCGGCGGCACGCTCACGTCGCAGGCCGACGGCAAGACGTCGACGAATGCGCTCGGCAAGACCCACAACGAGGTGCGACGCGACCTGTTGACGTCCGACGCGCGTCAGGCGCAGCGGACGCTCACGAACCTCTGCTACATGCTGTCGGCGCTGAACTTCGGCGCGTCCGATCCGCGCCGCTGTCCGCGCTTCGAATTCGACACCCGCGACGCCGAAGACCTCGCGCTGTACGCCGATGCACTGCCGAAGCTGGTCGGCGCTGGCGTCAAGGTGCCGCGTCAGTGGGCGCAGGACAAGCTCATGATTCCCGAGCCGAAGGACGACGAGGACATCCTGTCGGTGCCCAAGCCGCCGATGGGGCTGCCGCCCGAGGAACGACCGGACGAGCAGCCGCGCACCGCGAAGATGCGCTATCGCGCCGTGCTGCGCAACGCGGCCGACGAAATTGTCTATCCCGACCAGGACGAGCTGGATCAGACAGTCGCGGCGCTGCCGGCCGACGAGATCACGGACTCGTTGCGCGCGACGATCGGGCCGGCGATTGCCGCGCTGCGCCGAGGCGCGACTCCGGATGAAGCAATCGAGATGCTGCTTGAAGCGCAGCCCGAGATGGACGACACGGCGATGCAGGAGTTGCTCGCGCGGTGCATCTTCGTGGCCGATGTGTGGGGGCGGCTGAATGGCGGTTGATCTCGGCTACGCGATCGGCCTCGAACCGGAGAAAGCTATCGCCTACTTCGAATCGAAGGGCTACAAGATCGGTTTCCGCTGGCAGGACGTCGCCGCCGAGGCGCATGCCAAGGCGTTCACGGTAGCGGGCGTGATGAAGGTCGACGTGCTCCAGGACATCCGCCAGGCGCTCACGACGTCGTTAAAGAAGGGCACGACGTTCGGCGAGTTTAAACGGCAGCTCTCGCCGGTCCTGGAAAAGAAAGGCTGGCTCGGCCAGGGCATGATCGTCGACCAGGACACCGGCGAGATCGAAGGCAAGCGCCTGACACCCCGCCGTTTGCAGACGATCTTCCAGACGAACATGCAATCGGCCTACATGGCCGGCCGGTACGCCGCGCAGCTCGAACAGGTCGACACGCATCCGTATTGGGAGTACGTCGCCGTCCTGGACAGCCGGACGCGCCCAGCGCACCGGGCGCTGGCCGGCGCGATCTACCGATACGACGATTCGTTCTGGCAGACGTTCTATCCGCCGAACGGGTTCCGCTGCCGCTGTCGTGTACGGACACGCACGCGGGCCTGGGTCGAAGACAAACACGGCCCGGTGTACGACAGCAGCGGTCGTCTGGTCCAGGTCGAAATTGTCGACCGATCCGGCACGAGGCGATCGGCGCTGGCCTATCAAGACGCGGTGACCGGACAGAAACTGCTACCCGATCCGTGCTTCAGCTCGAACCCCGGCGCGCAGTGGATGAAGCCGTTTACGCCGCCGCCGGCCGACAGCCTGCCGCGCACCTTTCCGTCCGGCATTGAGCTGCCGACGTTGCCGACGCCGACCCCGGTGCCGGCGTCGAGCTTGCTGCCGGCCGGCCTCGCGCCCGAGCAATATGCGCAGGCGTTCCTTCGGGAGTTCGGTCTGAAGCAGGGCCAATCGAAGGTGTTCGAGGATGCCACGCGTTCAGCCGTCACCATTTCGGACGACCTGTTCAAGACCGGCGACGGCAGTTGGAAAGCGGACAAGGATGGGCGCGGCGCGTATATGTCGCTGCTCGCCCGGGCGATCCAGGAACCCGACGAGATCTGGCTGCGGTGGGAGGAAAGCCGCGCGCATCCCGGGACGTGGTTGCTCAAGCGGCGCTACATCAAGTCCTGGTTGATCGACGACCAGGACGGCGCGCAGTACGGTTTGAGCGTGTTCGAGCTGGGCCAGGACAACTGGACCGGGTCGACGGCCATGATGGCGAACATTGAGCGCGGCGAGCAAGCGCGCCGTCGGTATATAGAAAAGCAGCGTGACGGCTTTCTGGTGTACCGCAAATAGAACGGCCCGCGACGCCGACTCGTCGCGGGCCACCGTGCAGTTCCTTTGGTCGCGTCAGTCGGGAGCTTGTGCGACTGCAATCGGTATAGACAGAGTATAGCCCATGATCGTAGAAATCGAGATCGACGACTCCCGGTACGCGGCGACCATGGCCCGCGTGCGCGCACTGATGCAGGACGCGTCGCCCGTGACGGCGCTGATCGCCGGGCTAATGGCCGACGCCGTCGAAGAGAACTTCGCGCAGCAAGGCCGGCCGAAATGGCTGGGCCTGAGTCCGAAGACCCTCAAGCGACGCCGTGAAGAGGCCGGCACGGGCAAGATTCTGCAACGTTCGGGGCGGCTCGCATCCAGCATCACGCCGGCACATGACGCGACCACGGCCCGTGTCGGCACTAATGTTGTATACGCGGCGATTCACCAGTTCGGCGGCACCATCCAACGCCATCCCATATCTGGCTACGTTAGACTGCGTAAGGGCCGCGACGGCATGATCATGCGTCAGGCGGATCACCCGCATCTTGCCGTGTTTGCGAAGAACAGCCACAAGCGGGTCAAGATCGTGAAATGGACCCGCAGCCAGGGCTGGACGATCAAGATTCCTGCGCGGCCATTCTTTGCGCTGACTGAGTCCGACAATATCGGGATCGAGTCAGAGGTGTCCACCTACCTGCGTCGATTGTTCGACCAATGATTGTGGCCGTTTTAACCGCCCGGAAGCGGGTTAGGCACCCCTAGATAGCCACTCGGGGGCGAGAGGCCGCTAAACCCCCCGCTAAATCGCGCCGGATTGGCATTCGGGATTCGCACCTTCCCGCGCATCTCCATCACTGGCCGACGTACTGACGTCGGTCGCCTAATTTTTCAGCGCCCCGACCGCCAACATGGCGGCATGGCTACCTACTTCATCGCGGCGCTTTCCGCACAAATCCAATCGACCGGCACGGCGCTCAAGCTGCTCCCGGCTGGCGACTTCCGTGCACGGGATGGACGGCCGACCGAGTGTGCCGCGTGGCGGCTCGACGCGGCCGGCGCGGGGCGCCTGGTCGCGGCGGCGAACGCCCGCCAGACCCGCTATGTGATCGATTACGAGCACCAGACGCTCAATTCGGCGAAGAACGGTCAGCCCGCGCCGGCCGCCGCCTGGTTCAAGACGCTGGAATGGCGCGAAGGCGATGGCCTGTACGCGACCGACGTGCAATGGACCGCTCGCGCCTCCGCCATGATCGACGCGGACGAATACGCCTACCTCTCGCCGGTGTTCGCCTTCGACAAGGCGGGCAACGTGATTGCGCTGCTCAACGCCGCGCTAACCAACGATCCCGCGCTCGACTGTCTCGACGAAGTGCAGCTCACCGCTGCGTGCTCGGCAGTGTCCGGCGCGATCGACCCTGCCGCGCTCGCGGCGCTTTCCACTGTCCCACCTATCGAGGCTCCCAATATGGAAGAACTCCTGGAACAACTGCGCTGGCTGCTGAACATGCCGGTCGGCGCAACCGCTGACG